TGGGACTACAAAAAAGGGCAAGGAAATCGCTTACACGGCTAATGTGAAGAACTTTCGGTTCTGGGACGTCGGGGATTCTAGGATATACCATGCCGACCCGATAGAAGGGATTGAGAAGGACGAGCTTAAGAAATACGCAAAGGCTCTCGCTCAGCAGTTAAAACAGGCAGGAAGAGTCATCACATACAGGATGAGCCTCAGACCGCAGATACTCATCGGAGACGTTGCGAACATTACGGACGGAACGGATGAGGACGAAGAGCCTAAACAATTAGGATATATCACCGAGATAAACCATCACCTCGGAGCAGGGGGATATTTCACCGATTTCACCCTGACTAGTGGCGGGCAGATAACCCCGGAGGGTTCGACTCCTGCGACAAGGAGCACGCCCGCGAGCGAGAAGGCTTATGTAGGCTACAAACCGCAGAGCACTGGGCGTAAGAGAAGGATCATGGACTTCATCCAGGGCGGTGAAGGCGATGTGACGAATATCAAAGCCACCGTGATAAACAACGGCGACGTCAATTTCCCGGAAGTTATAAGGAATATCGGACTCAGGCTGTTGGACGAGCCGACCGACGTGGAGATAACATACGATGCCACGAATAACGCCGTAAAGCTGAAATGGACGGACCCATCGGATATCTCATCTTTCGCTCCCGTACCGTGTGCGTGGGAGCGGACAGTGGTCGTAAGGAACCAGAACGGCAATCCCTTAAATATATGGGACGGCTTGATAGTGAAGACTTCCACCACGAGGGACGAGCACAAGACCACGTGGCTCGTGGACGATACGAATATCCAAAAAGGGCAGACCTATTACTATGGCATCTTCCCAGCTCACCTGGCTCTGGACGATCAGGACCATCCGATTTACCACTACCGTTACACAAAGGTCGTTTCGATAGTGGCAGGGCAGGACTTAGAACCTGCGATAATCACTGACATATCCGTAAGCGGTGTGGACGTGACATTGACATTTACGATTCCTGCTCTGGAGAATGGATCGTATTCATCCATCACCCTTGTTGCGAAGAAGGACGGCGTTCCGTTAGAACCAGACGATGGCGATGAGTTCGTGACTCTGGATGATTCAGACACAACCGTCACCGTCACTGGGCTTGACGAAGAAAGCCATTACTACTTTGTGATATTCACGGAGGATAATCAGGGGAATACGGCAAGCTCAGATTCACCGGATATAATGACAGGAATTGATGAGGGTTGGAACTACGACTACACAGGCGAGATACAAGAATTTACAGCTCCGAAAACAGGTGTTTATTCACTTGAGACATGGGGCGCACAAGGTGGCAATGCTACTGATGGTACTCTCACAGCTCGTGGTGGCTATGGTGCTTATAGCAAGGGCGAAGTGCTATTAACACAAGGTGACAAACTTTACATTGGAGTTGGTGGACAGGATGGCTATAATGGTGGTGGAAGTAATTTATCTATTCACAACCTTGAAACATGGCAATATAGAGGAAATACTGTTGACATGACCTTGCTAACTGATTTTAGTCAAATTCCTGAAGCAGTAAAGACAGCAACTTCTCATACTTCAAGTAGAATATATAACCAAAGTGCAAGTAGTAGACCTAATTGGCTTACTATGGGAGATGTTTTATATGAATTTACTAAAAATACAAGTGAAACTGGATCATACATATTTGTTGATAGTGATTATATAAAAATACAATTTGGTGAGTATCAGGAAGATGGCAATACCTATTATGGATTTGCCATGTTTAATAAAATAACTGGCGACAGAATTGATAGTTATGGAGATGCTCTAACTAATAACACAGTAAGAGATTATTATTTGGGAATAGTTATCGATACTCCAAATCAAAGAGCATATTTAATAATTGGCAATTCAAAATCTAATGCAAATTATTTTAGAGTTGACGTACATGCTTTTATGTATAATGGAGTTGATTTACTTTGGGAAACATTTAAGTATTGTTAAATCTCCCACACAAACTCCCGAACAAATATATTGCGGTTTTGATGTGGGTTAAACACAATTTTTATCATCCTCATAGTATGTCATAAATCGGCATACTGTGGGGAGTTTAGGAAGGAGGGATAATGTGGCTGAATATACAAGTAACGGTGGCGGAGCAACACACATAGCTAAAAGGACAGGACAGTTGAAAGACTTATCCTCATACACTTCAGATATTCTGATGGTATCAGGTGGTGGAGGTGGTGGATTGCTTGTTGGCGAAACAGACTACACAGGTAAAGAAGCAGGTGGCATTAGTGGAAGTGGTGATAACTCAGCAGACCAGACCACAGGAAATGCATTCGGTTTAGGCGAAAGCGGAACTAATGTAAGCGGTGGTGGTAGTGGACTATATGGCGGTTACAAAGGCACATCATCAAAGAGTGGTGGTGCAGGCTCTGGCTATATCGGAAACTCACTTCTCAGCAACAAGAAGATGGTTGGCTATAATGTTCCTACTTCAACTGCTGAAGGAACTAAGACGGAATCCGTCAATGAAGTTAGTGCAAGTGCAGTTAGTGGCAAGCCTAAGAGTGGGAATGGGTTTGCGAGGATTAAGTTTTTGAGAGATTTAGAAAGATGACAGATACAGAAGCAAAACGAATAGAAGCTATTTGTGAAGTAGCAAATATTAAAGATATTGGAGATTTAAGTGACGGTTATCATACATTTAATCAACTTTATCATCAAAGAGCAGTTCTGTTTGCAACTATTGTAAATCAGAATAAAGATAAGTCTTGGAAATCTTTTAAACATTCGGATGGCAAATATTGTTTTGACAGTAATGGTGAATGGTTTATTGTTGGCATCGATACACCAGAAGGCAGTTATACATATCATTATGAAAAGAGTTATTGGGATATGTTTAAATGTCAAGAATTAGAATGCGGTAAAGAATGGGATGGTCATACTGAAGAAGATGTAACAAGATTGTTGTCTTTAGAGTAATTTAAAAATCACAAAGGAGAATAAAAATGAGTATAATTGAACGCTTTAAAAGAAATTCTTGCAAAGAGTGTGATTACTATTGTGCTACTAATAACACTTGCCAAAGTAAGAAATGTGCTACAAACAATCCTTATGTTAGTAAATTCGACAGAATGTATTGTGAACCTTATAAGGCGGATAAGAAGTAACCCCATAAAACCAAAATTTTAGAGTATTGAAACCCTTTATGAGTTTGTAAGGGGAGAGGCTTAGTCCTCTCCTCTGATTTTAAAGGAGAAAAGATGATGATTATTTCAGCAATTTGTTGGTTACTTTTAGGTGAATTTTGGATTCATGGAGCGCACATAGAGCGTGAAACAGAGTATGTTCTTACGGATATGTATTTGATTTAATAGAGTAACTAAGAGTATTAAAACCCTTTGGGTTTGTACGGAGGGAGGCTTGCTTCCCTCGGGAGTTTTGGAAAGGAGGAAAGGATGGATGAAGTATTGGGATTTATAGCCATCATACTATCGTTTTTGATCGTGACGTTCGGGGTGGTAGTTATAGCTTTGCAGGAGGATGATAAAGATGAGTGATACAGTTATAACGATTATCGTTGCCGTTTTTGGCTCTACTGGGTTCTGGGCGTTGATAACTGGGGTATGGCAGGCAAAAACGAAAAAGAAATCTGCCGAGTCAAAGCTCCTCTTGGGATTGGCGCACGATAGAATCTGTTTTCTTGGCAGCGAATTTATCAAGCGTGGCTATGTTACCCGTGACGAGTTCGAGAACCTGCACGATTATCTTTTCCTGCCTTATCAGGAGATGGGCGGGAACGGAACGGCGCAGAAGATAATGAAGGATGTTGAAAGATTACCAATGAAGGAGGCGGTGAAGAATGAGCAACAAAGTTTATGATGTATTGAAGTATATCGCACAGATAGTACTGCCCGCTCTAGGCACTCTGTACTTCGCTCTGTCGGCAATATGGGGGCTTCCATACGGAGAGCAGGTAGTTGGTACCATAACGGCGATAGATGCCTTTTTAGGGGCAATTCTGGGCGTTTCAACGTATCAGTATAATAAGCAGAAAGGGGACAAGGCGGATGAAGGTGATAATCGGTAATGCAGTCCATGACGAAAACGGCGGAGCAAGAAATGGAAAGCCGGGAGATCAGCTCCAGGCATCAACAGATGATTACAAGGGCGAGGTCAAGCTCCAGAATTTCTATATGAATAAAAAAGGATGGAATATCCTCAGATTCAAAAAGGAAAGATATGCAAGCATAGCGGCCAAGCTGATGAAAATCGCTTGCAGCAACAAGCATATCGGATATTCTCAGAGTGATCGATACGGCATCATCAATAAAGGCATAGATACCAAAGAGGACACGAACTGCGACTGTTCTTCTCTGGTGAGAGAAGTGATACAGGAAACTACTGGAAAGAATATCCCGGACTTCTCGACGGAAAATGAAGTGAAGGTACTGCAAAACACGGGACTTTTCGAGCATACGATCGAATACAAGGCAGGCACTACGCTCTACGACGGCGACATCATTGTTACAAAGACAAAAGGGCACACAGCGATAGTGGTGGAAGGTATGCCGAGAAGCAATCCCTATGCCGAACCGCTGACGAATGTAACAAGCCAGGCGAATGCTAAAAAGACAGGTTGCAAGAATTATATCTATAAAGGCGAGGGGGTGCAGTGGGTACAGTATGAGCTGTGCCAGCATCAGTTTCAGACAGAAATAGACTCTTGCGGTGGGATCGATGGTGAATGTGGCAAGGGTACTGTCTCATGTATCAAGGAATTTCAGAAGTTAAAAGGATTAGAGGTTGATGGTATCTGCGGTCCTAAGACCAGGTCGGCACTAAAGGAGTAGTCTATGAAGATATGCTATTTGACATAGCTATAAGGATATGCTATCATTTGCATAGTGGGATATGGTTGTGGGTATCAATAGAGGCATATTTTATTGATAATGTCACAAAAAGGTCACAGCAAAAAATCAAGAAATCATTGAAGCACAAGGCTTTAAGGGGGAGCATGTGTTAGACTCGAAATCAGGTAGGCGGCAACGTCTCGTGGGTTCGAATCCCACCCGCTCCGCTAATAAGAAAACCCTTGAAAATAGGCACTTTTCAAGGGTTTTTATTATGCTCTGAGCTGATGTTTTTAGGCTAAAAAGTAGCCATTTTTGACTTTTTTTCTTAAAATCTTGTGGTCACAGGCTGGTCTGAGAACCCGCATAAAATAAGGATTCTTTAAATCCGATTTTTTGAGTGGTCACAAAATGGTCACAAAAATAGAATAATCAGGTAGGCTGTTCAAAAGCCTTTGCCAGCTTGTCTGAAACATTCTCTTTCTGCTCATCAAGATGGGCATAGGTCTTCATGATCATGGTGGTATCCTTGTGTCCCATGAGCTTTGCCGCCATCTTAGGCGATATGCCAGAATAATACAGCGTGGTAGCATAGTTATGGCGGAAGATGTGCGCTGTCAGATCTTCTGCGGTAGGCGCCAGTGGCAGAAGTCCATTCTTTATCCTCCTGAAGAATTTCTGATAGGCAGTCCTGCTATAGGGAAGCTCAGAACCCTCATTCCTGAAAAGGAATCCTTCCCTGCCGGAGACGTAGCTCTTCAGGAAGCTTATGCACTGAGGCGGCAGGGGGACGGATCGGATGGAATACTCGTTCTTTGCCATATCGTAATTCACTATGGTCTTGTTCCCGTCGAAGACTACAACCTTGTTGACCGATACAGTACCGGCCTGAAAATCGAAATCATCAGGACGGAGGGCGAGAGCTTCTTCCCTCCGGAGACCGGTATAGTAGATTACATACAGGAAAGCTTTTTCCATGTCCGGGAGCTGTACTATCTGGACTGCTGCCTTTTCTTCAGCTGTGCATGCACGCTTAGCTATGACTTTTTTCTGCTTCGGGAGAGACATCCGCTTGAAGTTCACGTTAGTGTTCGGCAGTCCTTCATCGGCGGCTGCTTCGTAGATCTGCCGGAGCGTGAGCCGTATCTTGTTGCACGTGTTCGCATGCTCAAAATTCTTGTTGAATATGTCCTGAAGATCCTGCCGGGTTATCTCCGTGAAATACAGATCCCCGATCTCAGGCAGGATATGCTTATCCAGGAGAAGCTGGTACATAGCCTTAGTATTAACGCTCTTGCACTGTTTGGACTCCATCCAGCGCCGGGAATAGGACTTAAATGTAATATCATCATCCGGAACTGATGCTTTCATCTTCATTTCCTGCTTGAACTCAAACACAAGGCGGTCAAGTTCGGCAATGCTTTTAGCCCTTATCGCCTTCCTGATCCGCTTACCGGTAACAGGATCATTGCCGATAGACAATCTTTTCTCATAATATCCTGAGCTGTTCTTTTTCATATTGCCCTCCAAAATAAAAAGCCACATATGATAGTTCATACGTGGCTAAGCAGGTGTTCCAAATTTATATAAATTATATAAACTTTTCAGCCACGTATGCAGTTTTCAATGTACAAAATTATATTGACAAAAACAAAAGTTTGGGTTTATAATGTCCTTAGCAAGGCAGCCGACAGGTAGATGCGTCCTACCCGCTCCGGTTGTTTGCTAATGTCCTTAACAGGACAGCCGAAAAGGTAGGTCGCGTCTACCTTATCTCGGCATCAGTAATAAGCTAATTATTTAAAGAATAGTCGTTTCCTTTGCGAGAGTGGGCGGCTATTTTTTATTGTTAGATTTTAAGCATTAAATTTCTGCATAAGATTTTCCTGCAATAGCTGAGAACAGTTTATTCCCATTTTATCAGCAAGCACAGCCATCCATTTAGGGAGTGACACGTTCTTACGGACAGCTCTTGTATCTGTAGCGGCTCTGTAGGCGATGGTATCGATCTGGATGAGTGAGAGGATGTCGGTATCTTTCCTTTCAACAACGGCTTGCTTAGTTGCTTCAGGAATGTTTAACCCTTCATCTTCCGCAACAGTAAGCCAGCCTGAAGCAGCATCCGTAATCTCGTCAATGGCATCCTGAAGAGATGAACCGGTAGTAATGCATCCTGGAAGATCAGGAATCCTAGCATAAAATTTTGTTGAGTCTTCATTTGGTGTAAAAACAGCAGTATAGATGTATTTCATATAAACCTCCTTATAAATGCAGGAAATCGGGGCTTATTTGCCCCGTTCCTTGTTTTGCTTGATTTCACGGAGTATATACCTTAGATCGTCTTCGTCAAAGTCATGTCTTTTCAATGGGATAATGCATTTTGTTTCTTCATTGTAATAAATATCATGCTTTTTACCATAAGGCTTCTTGGTATATCCGTTTTTGTGAAGTTCCTCGATTGCTTTATCTCTTGGCTTCATTGTTACCTCCTTACATACACTATTATACACAAATTTACACAAACGTCAAGCACTTTTGTGTAAAATTATACATTTTATATCTTGCTCCGGACTTCAATCACGACGCCACGGACTACCACAGGAAGCTCCTCTATCTCCTTGTTAGTGAAATACATCGGGTCATAAGCAGGATTGATGGAGATGAGTGTAATACCGTCCTTATGTTTCTGGATCTTCTTAACGACTCCCTCGTTACCATTTATCTGAATTATCGCAATGGCACCGTTCTCGGCATCTGGCTGGGCATGGACTATCAATGTGTCACCATCTTTGAGCAACGGATACATCGACGATCCGCTGACCTTAAGAGAGAAATAGTTTTCTGCATCATGCAGATCAGGGGACACATACACCTTCCCGATGATGTTGCCTTCATCGTACAGAGGACAGCCTGCAGCGACACGCCCCAGCAGAGGTATGGCATAAGCATCAACAAAGACATCGAAGCAGGCAGGGCGCTTGTTCGGGTCTCGGGGCTCGGGATCCTTGGGCGGTACCTTTTCTTTATCATCCCATTCCATAAGAACAGAAGATGATATACCTAATGCATGTGCTAGTTTGGAAATCTTGTCTCTTTTCATATTTGCAATCATCCCTGTTTCCCATTTTCTGACAGTAGATTTGCCGACACCTACAATATTTCCCACTTCTTCAAGAGTCATTCCTTTTGCAAGTCTTAAATCATGAATCATTTTTCCGATATCATCAGCCATTTTTTTTCATCTCCTTTGTATATGATTTTGCATTTTCACAATAACATAAAAGTATCTTTTATGCAACTAAAATTTTCACAAAATATAAAAAAGTGTCAAAAAAGACAAAAAAGTAGTTGACAATGACATTTATATGTGATACACTGAAAGTGTCCTAAACGACACCGACAGGAAAGGAGGAACACGAATGGATAAATTCAAACTGGACTATGAGATGAAAGTAAGAAACGTGTCAGTTGATGATCTTTGTAACGCTTGTGGAATAAGTAAAGCAGCCTATTATCGTAAGCGTAATGGTAAGACAGAATTTACTAGGAAAGAAATTCAAGCCATCGTTGATTATTTGCATCTTCCATCACCAATGGACATTTTTTTTACAGATGAAGTGTCCTAAAAGACACAAACTAACAGAAAGGAGTGAGATAATGGTTAACGAGAACAAAGGAGTTAGGTACAACCCACGTCCGGTATATGATCGTAAGCTGGCAAGGGCGGTCATCCGTGCACAGGTAATCAAGAAGTTTGGATTCCATAATGTCAGCAAGACTATGGCACAGAATTTCAAAAGGATTTATGGGAAGGAGCAAGGATGACGGCAGAACGGAAGAAGTGGAAAGTGATCCTGACATACAGGAACGGGACACCGATGTACTTCGTAAGCACGTCAGTGAATCCTGGAGATGCTTATAAGGGTATCGTCTACAAGAACGTAGCTGATGCTGAAGCGCTCAGGGATGGACTTAACCGCAAAGAGCAGGAAGGAGGCTAATATGGAGCTTAAAGACATTAAACCTGGATACAGCCTTAAGACAAAACAGATGATGGAGCTAACAGGCTACAGCCGTGAAATGCTGAGAGAGAAAGCCGCTATAAGAGGTCAGAGATATGCAGTTAAGAATAAGCCCAAAAGCAAAACCAGCTGTTACTTATGGGATTACTGGAAGTTTATGGAGCATATGGAGCGCAAGCAGGAAGAGACCAGAAAGGAAGTGACGCATTATGACAGATCGGAACTGGGAATCAGGAAATACAAAAGGCAGTACGCTTGAAGAGATTCTTGCCGGTCTGTGCCTGCTGGGGCTGGTAGTTTCCTTCATCATGCTGGTAGGCACGGCAGGAGCTGTAGAGTGCGATAACATTGATGTAGCGACAGCAGTCAGAAGAGGGATTGCATGGCTCATCATTATGCTGTTCTCGGTATCGGGAATAGTGAAATTCAATAACGAAAGTGAGGAAGATATTTATGACAGACTGTAACAACTGCCCGGATAACATCTGGGACGATGATCAGGAGATGGAGGACACTGCTGAGAAGGAGTTCACCATCAAGGACGATAAGGCTTGCGAATGGGCACTTAAGAAGGTAAAGCAGGAGACAGAGGAGCATGACAGATTGGTAGCTCTGGCAAAGGCTGAGATAGAAGAGCTTCAGGAGCAGATAGCTAAGCTGGATCAGGCGCTGGCGAGTAAGACGGGATTCTTCAAGTCGAAGATGTACGAGTACTTCCAGACAGTTGAGCGCAAGTCCACCAAGACACAGGAGAGCTACAAGCTCCTGAGCGGTTCCCTGGTATGGAAGAAGCCTAGCCAGAAGATGGCACCTGATAAGGAGAAGCTTCTCGAGTATGTCAAGGCAAATAATATGCCCGAGTACGTCAAGGTGAAAGAAGACGTTGACTGGGCAGGCTTGAAGAAGGACTGCACCATCCAGGGCAATCAGGTAATCAATAACCAGACAGGCGAGGTTATTGACTGCATAGCGGTTGAGGATGTGCCGGGAGAATTTGGTGTTAAATTATGAAAGGGGGAATGACTTATCGGAATACCAGTTATTTGTTATGGCAAGTCAGGCTCAGGGAAGTCAAGAAGCCTGAAGAATTTTGGAGAGACAGAGATATGTCTCATAAATGTGGAAGGTAAGAGCTTACCGTTCCGCCATACCTTCAAGTACACGATGAAGGCTGACGATGTGAATGTGATCCTGTCGGCAATCAGGAAGCTTCCGCCGACAGTGAAGACTATTGTAGTCGATGATGCTGGGTATATCATGACGCATTATTTCATGAAGAACCACAGGAACATGAAGGGCAATGCTCAGTTTGATATGTATAACCAGATGGCGGATGATATGTGCACGCTGGTGAATGGCATCAAAGAACTGCCAGATGACTATATTGTTTATCTGATGTTCCATGAAGAAACATCGGATTATGGAGATACAAAGCTCCTCACCATCGGCAAGCTGTTAGACCAGAAAGCACCCCTGATCGGGATGGTAACGATTGCAATCAGGTGCATGAGCAATAGCGGTCGGCATTTCTTCAAGACAGTTACTGACGGCTCTGACATAACGAAGAGTCCTGAGGAAATGTTCGAGGCGGAAGAGATAGAAAATGATCTTAAGATAGTTGATTCAGCTATCAGAGATTATTATAACATTCCAACTGTTGTAAAAAGTGCAACAGCTGAACCAAAGACTAAGAAAACAAAGGAAAAGGAGAGTAAATAATTATGAATAAGCCTAATAATTATGATAACACTAGCACAGGAAACTATATCCCGCCTGAGGTTGGTGGGCATCACCTCATCATCAAGCAGGTGAACGAGACTACATCAAAGACAGGGAAGCCGATGGCGGTTGTGCTCTTTGACTTCGCTCCGAATGACAAACAGCCTAATTATATGAGCGAGGAGTTTAAGAATGATGTAAGGCCTGAGAAGAAATGGCCACATGCAGGAACACAGTACATCCTGACAGAGGATGAGAACGGCAACTGCTCAAAAAATATTAAGAGATTCATGGACGCTTTTGAGAAATCAAACAACTGTGAGTCTATCTGGGGTGATAAGTGGGCATCTCAGTTCAAGAACAAGAAGATAGGCGGTGTCTTCGGCAAGGTAGAGAATGAATACAACGGCAAAGTTACTATGAGAACAGAGCTCAGATGGTTCTGTGAAGATTCAAAGGTTGAAAGTGCAGACGTGCCGACTCCGAAATATCTTAACAAGAATAACAATGGTTCAGGTTCTTCTTCAGCTTCCAGTTCTAGCAATGATACTAATGGTTTTATGCCCGTTGAGGATGCTGGTGAAGAGATTCCTTGGGGCTGATCATGACAGTGCAGATCGATAGTCGCGAACATCAGAAGGAACGTGAACGCATAGAAAAGCAGTTTGATAAATTGGGAATTGACCATTTTGTAAGCAAACTATGGGTAGGTGACTATATGAGCCTTGATAATGCAAAATTGGTTGTTGACCGCAAGCTTGACCTGAATGAAATCTGTGGGAATGTATGCCAGCAACATGAAAGGTTCAGGAATGAACTGCTCCGTGCAAAAGAGCAGGGCATACAGATCATTATACTCATAGAAGAGCCTGATATCGAAAATCTTGTAGATGTTTATTTCTGGGAGAATCCTCGGAAAAAAGCTTATAAATGGAAAATGGTCAATGGTCATCCCTGGAAGGTAGAAAGCAACAGACCGCCATTGCAGGGAAAGCAGCTTTATAAATGCCTTGAGACCATTAAAAAACGCTATGGCGTACGCTTCGAGTTCTGCGACAAGAAAAGTACTGGAAAGAAAATAGTTGAATTGTTAGGCGGTGAAATAGATGTTGGATGCTAATTTCTTTGATGCGAAAATGATAAAACAGACAATAAAGGTCCTTAAGCCTGACAATGAACTGTTTGAAATCCGCATCATCCAGAAAAGTTCAAAAAAAGCAGTTATCTCTGGTTATTTTACCAATGCCGACACTTTGCTAAAAGCTCTTGAAACGATTCAGCCTAAAGGCTCAAATGTCTATATAACATTGAATGCCATCAATCCTGCTTGCTATAGCCGAGAACAGCATGATTGCTTCAGGCTGACTAGCGTCACAACTCAGGACAAAGAGATTGATTCTTATCAATGGCTATTCGTTGATTTTGATCCTGAAAGGCTATCGGAGATATCAAGCTCTTATGAGGAGCTTCAAGAATCTTCAGTACTGGCTATGAACGTCAAGAATTACCTCAGCGAGATGGGATTCAGCGAACCGATAATTGCAATGTCTGGAAACGGCTATCACCTGCTATACAAGATAGATCTTCCGAACAATCAGGAATCAAAAAACCTGATTGAGCATTGTCTCAGCAATCTGGCTAATATGTTCAATACTGGCACTGTCAAGATTGACACGGTGAACTATAACCCTTCAAGAATATGCAAGCTTTATGGCACGCTAGCGCAAAAGGGAGCAGATACTGAAGGCAGACCGCACAGGATGAGCAAGATTATCTACCAGCCAAGGGAGCTGATGAGCACAAGCAAGGAAATACTTGAAAGCCTTGCGGGGGAACTACCTAAGCAAGAGCCAGTCAAGAAGGCGAGCAAGACTTCTCCTGCTGCCTTTGATTTGGAAGGCTGGATGACAGAGCACGGACTTACTTATACTAATAAGTCCACTGGCAATGGATGCGACATATACCCTCTTGCCGAGTGCCCTTTTGATCATAGCCATACAAACGGTGACAGCAAGATATTTCATTATGATGATGGCGCCATTGCTTTCAAATGCCATCATAATTCCTGCAAGGGAAAGAAATGGCAGGATGTGAGAGAACTTCTGGAACCAGGCGCTTATGATCAGAGAGAAACTGAGGAAGAACGAGACAAACGGTACGAAGCAGGCTGGCAAGAACACAAGAAAACAATGCCTTATCGGATGATGGTGACTACCAGTGATGAGGATGAGGTAAAAAAGAACCTTCAGAAACTGAAATCCATTTCAGCTCTTGAACTTCAAAATATGAAGTTTGAAGAAAAGTTCTATGCAGTACAGAATATGATTCCTGAAGGAGAGACAGTTCTAGCAGCGCCACCTAAAACAGGCAAATCTTGGCTCATGCTTGACATGTGCATCAAAGTGGCGAGAGGCGATAAGTTTCTGAGCTTTGAAACTACGAAATGTGGAACGCTTTATCTTGCTCTTGAAGATGGAGACAGTTTTGAACAGGAAAGACTCAATAAAGTGCTTGATGGGGCAGCAGCTCCTGAAAACTTTCATTTCGTATTTACAAATGTAATGCCGATGCAGTCAGGATTCCTGATACAGCTTGAGGATTTGATCAAAGAATTGCCGGATATTAAAGTAGTGGTAATTGATACGTTGAACTTTATCAAATATCGTCAAGGTAGGAATGCCAATGCTTATGAAGTTGATTATCATACAGGAAGTGATTTGAAAGCCTTTGGTGAAAAATACCATATCGCAATAGTATGTGTTACACATACCACCAAGATGCTCCATCCAGAAGATAATATGGCTGATGTCTCCGGAACAAATGGCGTCACAGGTGCGGCGGATTCCGTAATTGTTTTGAGTAAAGAAAAGCGAATGGCTAAGGAAGCAAAGATATTCATTACCGGACGTAAGGTTAGACAGTCCATGCATGACATAAAGTTCAATGATGAAAAATGTATCTGGGAATATATTGGTGTCTCAGATGCGGTTGATCGGGCGTCTCAGGAGAAAGAAAGCAAAGAAAAAGAATATTACGCAAGCAAGATTAGGGATGTGGTGTATTCGTTGGCTTGTAGTGATAAAGCTCCATGGAAAGGGCGAGCTGGAGAATTGGTTCAAGAAGCAATTTCTTTTGGAATAGGCTTAACCGAAAGTTCGAAGGAAATCGGCGGCTTTTTATGTAAAATGCAAGGAATGTTTATGAATTATGATGGAATAAATTTACAAATTATAAATAATGGTACAGGTCCCAAAATATATAAAATTGAGAAGAAAGAAGAATTAGAAATACCATTTGAAGATGAAGGATGATTTTTTACCATTGATAACCATTGATAACCATTGATGAGAATATCATAAATCCGCATAAAATAAGGCTTTATAGGTACCCTATAAAAAAGTAAAGTACTATTGATATATATTTATATACTATTGATGGCTATGTTTTTATCAATGGTATCAATGGTATCAATGGTGAAAATTTTCCCTTCAAACCTTCAAACAAAGTGAGGTGAAGTTTCCGACACATGGCAATAGAGAAAAATAGCAATGAATTCAATCTCTGGAAAGAGATTTATATGTTGCGGAATAAATATCATGGCATGAAAGATGATGATAAGGCTTTCAAGGCTATGTACGATGAGACAGAAAAGCTGTTTGAGAAATATGATGATACTGATGCACACGTTCCAGCGTTCTGGGCTTGCTTCGCTATCAGAGAGATGTTCAATGAAGAAGCTAAGCAGGTGCACTGGGACTGTTAACTTTCACGGCAGCAGGGAAAAGTGTTGAAAAGTGTAGAAAAGTCAGCATTTTTCAGCTTTCTCTAACTTGCCGGCAATTTGCAACTAATTTGTTATATTTTATAACCATTTTTGCAACTTTAAGGAGGATTTATATGATAACTATAGACAGAGTAACACCGGAAGAAGCTGAGCGCAATCAGGAAACAGTACTGATGGCTTACGCTCATAAGATGGAACAGGCTCAGAGGGTGATATCACAAGAAGATGCGCTGGAAGTCGCCCTGAATATTTCATTGATAGCATCAGCGCTCCCTGAATACCTCTACAAGAGGATAGAGGGCAATATCGATGCTATCCAGCAGATTGTAGTTAAGTATATGAAAGGAAGGAAATGATAAAAGAGATTTTAACACGGCTTGTCGCTGAGATGCTGGCGGTGATCCAGTCATTCTCGATGAATTTCGCTCAGCCGTCCTATACGCAGGAAGACGTGAACCTTCTGGCAGAAGTGATGTATCACGAAAACTGGAGCACTGATCCTGAGCACTTGGCAGCATACTACACCGGAGCGGTAGTGCTCAACAGAGTCAAGAGCAAGGACTGGCCTGATACGATCAGGGATGTGCTTTACCAGAAGGGGCAGTATAGTACGACAAAGAAGTTCTTTACTGCTGTGATTCCTGAGGAATGCTATGAGATGGCTGAGGACATTCTTAAGAACGGGACGTCTGATGTTCCGGAAAACGTAGTCTTTCAGAGTATGAATCCGAAGCTCGGAAAGAAAATATGGAAATCTTTAAACGGGGAGTATTTTGCGTATGGATGAAAACAAGCATGGAATAAAGGAGATAAGTAATGGGTAGCGAAGAAATAAAGACGGAATTTGTCAATAAAATCGTACTGGCTATGTGGGACTTTATCGGAGAAGTAAACGGTAAGAAGCTTCAGGCGGTCATGTATGCAGCATTAGCCGGATATGAGATTGAGCCAACGCAGACAAGCCTTGTAGTCTATGACGAAGATAATGCCATGAAGTATCTTGAAAAGTTCCTGATAGATAAAAAGATAAAAGGCTGCACGGACAGAACTTTGAAATATTACAAAACACAGCTTCAGGTTATCTTTGAGAAAATCGGGACAGAGCCTATGAATATCCAGACAGATCACATAAGGCTTTATATAGCAAACAGACAGATAAAAGATAAGATATCGGATGTTACAGTCAACAACGAGATTAGGGTATTGTCATCATTCTACGAATGGATGCAGAGCGAGGAGTACCGGCTTAAGAATCCTATGAAAAGGATAAGCCAGATAAGGCTGTATAAAAAGAAAAAGGATGCTTATACCGACATCGAGATAGAAAAAATGCGCGGAGCATTGGAGACAGCAAGAGACAAAGCCATGTTTGAGATGCTTCTTTCTACCTGGTGCAGAGTGTCAGAGCTGGCACAGATTAAGATTAATGAGATCAACGGTAACGAAGTCCTCTTACATGGCAAAGGTAAAAAAGACAGGACTGCTTATCTAAATGCAAAGGCTTTGCTCGCGATCCAGAACTACATAAATGAAAGAAAAGATGACAGCCCGTATCTATTCCCCAGAATGATATCAATAGCGGACAGTCGAAAAAAGGGAATGCCTAAAGAGGAGCTTAAGTTCTATTACAGAAATCCGGATATGCTGGTAATAAATGAACACATATCACCAAGCACCATAGAGGCGAGGGTGAGGGTGTTGGGAAGAAGCTTAAACATCATGGCACATCCGCATAAATTCAGAAGGACCGGAGCAACAATGGCGCTCCGGGCAGGAATGCCGATAGAACAGGTCAGCAAGATCCTCGGACATGAGGATATAAAAACCACACAGATATATCTTGATATCAAGGAAACGGATATCAAGGCATCGCATGAGAGGTATGTCAGATGACAAAACAGGATATTATATCATTCATATCAGCTGCCAGCGGAGCATATTCACCTTATCAGATCTTTTATGACTGGGTGGAATGCCTAGCACTTGCTACAGCAAATAGCAGCACACTCTTCCATGATGCCGTATGGGAAGAACGGGAAAAGAGATACCTGGATGTAATGAACCGGCATGATGAGAAAACGAGGCAGCAGTTTTTGGAGATGACTGCGGCTCTTATAGATGTATACGAAAGCGGCTTTGATGATGTACTCGGGAATATTTACATGAAGTCTGGATGCGGTAACGGTCACTTGGGACAGTTTTTTACTCCGTATCATATCTCACAGCTTACAGCTGCTTCAGGATTAGAAGTTCAATTATATCATTTTGGCGAAAATGATAAAATTAAAAATCCCGATGATGGAATTATCAGACTGAATGAGCCGTCAACAGGTGGCGGAGCGAACATTATAGCTGCTGCCGAATACCTGCATAACAAAGGGATAGATTACCAGAAAAGATTAAAGGTTGTAGCTCAAGATCTGGACTGGCTGGCGGTATACATGACCTATATAGCTTGTAGTTATTACGGGATAGATGCAATCGTGGTACAGGGAGATACGCTGCTACATCCATTCGATCCGGCAAAGACTCCGGAGAGACATATCTTAAGGACACCAAGGAACAGAGGGTGCTTGACATGACTTATGAAGAAGGTTAAAACAGACTATTTTTGTTACGAATGAAAGGAGAGTTATGGCAAATATAAAGAACTTAAACGAGAGCCTTATGAAAAGGATAGAGGCTCTGGAAGATGAGGATCTGACGGAGGAACAGCTTGAGATAGAGATAAAGCGCTCACAGGCTATCACAAAGGTAGCAGATACAATCATAAACTGTGCGAGGATAGCACTTGATGCTCAGAAGCAGTTCGATGAATATGCTACAGGCAGGACGGTCGATATCCCTCTCTTAGGGATAAGCAATAATGACCTTGCTAAAGAGAACAAGAACCTTCGCAGGAGGCTTTTGGAGAAGGAGTCTTATGATTAAATGGCTGGAACATCCGGAGTATGATGCTTTCCTGAAAAGGTATGTTCCAGGACATACCGAGATTGAAATAACGAGAGCATTCATGCAGAAATTCGGTATCCTTCTAACACCTGGCAGGCTTGGCAACCGTAAGACTAAGCTGGGATTGAAAAGCGGAACAAAGGGCGGTCAATTCCCTAAGGGATTAGTCCCCTGGAACAAAGGCAAGAAGATGGCTGAGGACGTGTATGCCCGATGCAAGCCTACGATGTTCACAAAGGGGACTATCCCGCCGAACTACAGACCTGAAGGAAGCACAAGGATCAGTAGGGACGGATATTTCGAGATTAAGATAGCTGACCCGAATAAATGGCAGCTGATGCAGAGATATGTCTGGGAAAAATCAAACAATCGAAAGCTAAGCCGTAATGAATGTATAATTTTTCTTGATGGCAATAAATTGAATTTTGATCCTGATAACCTTCAATGCGTTACCAGGGCGGAACTTGTCAGGATAAATCAAAATCATAGGCTGACAGATAATGCAGAAGTCTCAAAGGCTGGTGTATGCATTGAAAAGTTAAAAGAACGTATACGGAGGTTTGATAATGGGTAAATTAAGCAAGGAAGAAGTCGCACGCTTCTCAGGTGCTGAATGGGCACTGAGGCTGTGCGAGGAAAAGGGTATTGAAGGATGCCGGAAGGAGCTTGAAAGCAGGGGCTTGTTAGGGATGCCCCTCAGGGCTAAGAAGTCCGATGTAAAAGAGTATGTCATGTATACCAAGGATACAACTCTACAAACAGTCCTTATGATGGCATGTGCTGTACTTCGTGATGAATTTGATTTCGGAACAACAAGGCTCAATCGGTTCATAGACCGGTTTCAACTGAAAGCTGAGTGCCTTTCTGATGATTATGTTGACTGGCCGGATATTCAGAAAACTCTTGAGGAAGAGACAGGGATTCACCTGCCTCTCCCGGATGAGTACAAGAGGAGGGCATAGGATGAAAGATTATGAACAGATAGACGAACTGTTTAAGCAATTGTCAGAGTCGCTTAATAAGGCTTATGACAAAGGATACAAGCAGGGCGTGAAAGATAAAGCTCAAGATGTGGCAGAAGATACGACTGCGAAGGGCATTAGGGCAATCATAGATGAAGTGATCGAGGATATCTGCAATCATTACTGCAAGTACCCTGATACATGGGATGAGGAGACACAGGGTGATCTGTTCGACAGCGAGATCTGTCAGAACTGTCCCCTGAACAGGCTGTGAGGTGGATTATGGAGCGTGAACTTTTAAGGCAGAGGATAAAGGAGCAGTATGGCAGCGTTTACAGGTTCGCCAAGGTGATCGGCTATACTCAGGCGTGGATGAGCCATATGCTCAAGGGCAACAGGAAGATATTGCCGGATACCAGGGAACGCATGGCGAAGCTACTTGATATTCCCGGCAGAGATTATGAAAAGTTTTTCGGCACATGCGAAACCCAGCGGAAGCTCCTGACAACGGAGCAGAGAGCCAGGATATGCGAGAAGTACAGGAGCGGGAAATGCCTTCACTGTCCGCTGGCTCTGCCGCAGGGGCTGTCCTTCGGCGGTGAGTATCACTGCTACAACGACATAGATACGATACTTCAGAACGTAAAGGAGTACCTGAATGATAAGGTGGAGGTGAGCTGAATGGCAGACGATTATATAATCTATATTTCCAAAAGACGAAATCCCGACGATAATTACGGCATCCACTGGGGGAAGATGGACCTGCCGGATTACGATGAAGAGAAAGCCAAGGCTAAACTTGATATGCTCAGGCTTGTTCTCGGGGACATGTTTATTCTGACGATGAATATAAGAGCGAGGTAGCGATATGACGGTCAGTGAATCAAAGCAGAATCTGATAGTTTTAGGATGTATGTACAGTCACACGGATTTTTACGACGAAGAGACCGCCGGGGCGTTGAAGATGGCTATAAAGAGCCTTGAAGCGTGGGAAAAGGTTAAGGAAGAAATAAAGGACTTAGATTTAGGCTTTGTTGATGAAGAATATCGAGCAGGTGTTGCTTATGGAATTATGAAAATAACAAAGATAATCGACAAGCATTTAGCGGAGGTGAGTAAATGAAAGTAACGTGTGAAATAAGAGATTATTCAAATCCTGCAAAACCTAACATAAGAATCCATAACGCATGGAATGATAGTGAGAAAGTAGAAATAGAAATCAATGGTGAAAGATATACAGTTGTTGCAGATGAAATGATTTCAGCCATAAAGCGAGCAAAATTAAATTGTTTTGGCATTTAAAGGAGGTGAGTGAATAATGGGTAGTGGAGAATATTATTCTGGGAGAATAGCAAATGATGAGCATAAAGCGGTAGAGATATTAGACCAATTTACTAAAGCATTTTGTATAGATGCTACAATCGAAGATGATTTGGTATTCAGATGTGGAGAATGTTCTTTTTCAGACGGTGATAACTGTAGAGTGAAGATGTTCAAATGCAAGTTTGCCCCAGATTATGTTGATTTTGGGAGTATGGGTGATTTGTAGGAGGTGAGCGAATGACAAGAGAAGAAGCAAGCAACATACTTGATGATTATGATGTAAATTTTGAAGGACATACAGCAGAAGAAATAGCAAAAGCATTTGATGTGGCTTTCAGGGCATTAGAGCAACAGCCTTGTGAGGATTGGTATGATGTACCTTCTGACAATATGACACTTGAACAGGCAAGGCAAGCGGTAAAAATTATGTGTGAAAATCCTATAGAAGATATTATAGAACACATCAATTATGAGAGAGGTAGAGGTATTCCTTATAAGGGAGGTGATACAGATGGGAAATCCGATTAAATATCTTGTTTGCACAATTAAAGGACATGAAATCGACCCTAAAGAAAGCATAATACTTGATGTAATGATAAATCCCAATAATTTATTATGCCCCTGTCATAGGTGCGGATTATATTATATGTACGATAGTAGTAGCGGAATGGGAATAACACTCACTAAAAAGCAAGCAGATAAAACAAAACAAGAATTTATTGGTGAAATGGCGGTATTTGACCGAAGTCCTGAAGATATTGCCATAGCAAGAAAACAAATATATGGGGAGTAGGTGATACAGATGGAAACAGTTGAGGTTGTGATTAAGATACCGAAGGATATGTATGAACGAACTTTATGCACAGGAGTAGTTATCGTTGGTATAGATGCAGCTTATATAGGTGGTGCAATTATTGATGGCACTGTACTCCCAAAGGGGCATGGAGATTTAAAAGATTACAACGCCATAATAAGCAGGTATAGCCGTGAAGTGAGCATAATGATGAGCGAAGGTGAACGGTTAGATTTGCTTTGCGGGATAGTAGACGATGTTCCAACAGTAATCGAAGCAGACAGGGAGGCAGACAATGGTTAAAGATGAATCAGAACAATGGCTTCTCGATGGCGATTGTAATAAATGTCGAAAACAAAAATACTGCTCAAAGGAGTGCAAAAGATCAAGAGTTAATTTTGAACAGGCAGTGCATGATTACATCATGCAAAGAACAGGTATGGGCAGAATAATGATGAACATAATAGATAGCATGAATAGGAGGTAGACAATATTTCAAAGATGGAGATAAAGAATACGGAACACTTGGATATGTTAACGAGTTTTCGGCGAAGTACGGTTATCGCAAACCAAACGATTTTTACATTGGTAACATATCATTTAAGGCAAGCCTTGTAAGAAAGTTGGTAGAAAGTGGAGATACGGAATGAGCGTAGAGAACGGAAAAGTCTGTTGTAACTGCCGGCATAATATCCGACATTATGAAGATAAAGGAGGCGCTTGTTATTGTAACATAGACAATCATTACATTGGTTATTACGAATGTATGACAGGTTGGTGCAGACGTTGGGCGAAAGACAAGGAGGTACAGAATGATACAGATAAATGATAATGATCTTCCTATAACAGTGGCACAAAAACTGATTGCCGGCACGAGAGAGCCAAACAACAAAATCGAAGAAGTCCTTAATAAGACTTTTGGCGGTGAAGGAAAGCCTGATATGTTCACCGAGGATGAACTTCGTGAAATCGCCGATTACATATATGTTTATCTGAAACATAATGGGGAGGTGCAGAATGACAGCGGAAAGACAGAAAGCAATTCGTGAGTGGCTAGATGAACACTGTCGGACTTGTGCGAATAACGATGATCGCGGCACGGGATTTGTAAACTGTCAAGCAGAATGTGAAGTCCAGAAAGACGTTGGCATAGCTTGTATACATTATGAGGAGGCGCAGGATGAAGCTAGTGATTGATATACCCTACAATATGCAAGGTATGTGCGGATGGCACACGGATGATATTTGTGCATTGACAAATATTGAAGTTGATATATTGGCAGAGGCTATAAAGAACGGCACTGAACTAACGCAGAGCGTATGGGTAGGAATTGATGATGAACCGCATGAGGATTGGGAATGCGGGAATTGCGGGTTTTTGTTTGAAGGAATGGATTTTCCAGAAATAAAGCAGATGCATTACTGCCCTGGATGCGGTGCGGAAATGGTAGGTGCTACAGATGCTTAAAGTCGGAGAATGTCAGGGTTACGCAAATGAAGATTGCCCGAATTGTGGCAGACATAGGGTTGAGCATTATTCAAAAGGCTTTGACATCTGTGAAAAATGTCATTGGTGCGTACAGTTGAACCGTTACATTTCGGATGATGAGTTTTATGACGAGGAAGAAAATTATAGTTGGTTAGAGGCAGGTGATACAGATGAAGTTGATAATTGATATACCTGAAGAGTTATACAGGGATATTAAAGAACACGGCTTATGCGGACATTGTTCTGACCGTGAGATTGTAAGCGAAGCAATATCAAACGGCACACCACTCCCAAAGGGGCATGGAAGATTGATTGATGTAAGTCATTTGTTTACGGTAACGGAATGCAGACCTGATGGGACGGAATTTACTTATGTGCCATATACAAGCATCGAGAACGCCGAGGCAGTAATCGAGGCAGACAGGGAGGTAGAGGATGAAAGCTAAAGTTGAAGTGATGAATGTTCCTAAACTTACAGACAGATACATTGTAGCCCGATTTGTTATGGGCGAGTTATGGTATTGGGGTTCGTGGGAAACCAAAGACGCTGCCGTCAGGGTGGCTAAACAATTTGAGAATGGCTTAGTTCTGGAGGCTGGTGATGAAGGAAATTGAAAAAAACAAGGTGACTGACCTGATCGTAAACAAGGTTGCAAAGCGTGGAATACCGATAAATGTTAGGACTGGTGGCAATATCGAAGCTGCTGAATGGGTAAAAGGATTGCTTATGGAATTGTTACCGATTGATGAACCTTTGGGAGTGATCCAGGGCACCGATTACGATCGCTGTCCGAGATGTAACGGTGTAGCAGGGCAGAGCGCATACTACTGCAAGAAATGCGGAGCATGGCTGAGGCAGGTGATGTGATATTGAGCGGATATAGGATCAAGAAGAAGCAAGAAAAAATGTTGACAGATACACCAGATATATTCTATAATGGTAGTATGAAAATCTATAAGCACTGCAAGAATATTGTCGCAATGAACGAGGATGGCATCATCTATGTCCATTGCAGGCATTGTAAGCGGTGGGTAAAAATTTATAATATCGACAAGTAGCTTATGTAATTTGGAAGAGCCGTCGAAGGACATGGACTTACCATGTCTTTGATGGCTCTTTTTTTGTGTTTTAAGGAGAAAATATGGCAAAAGGGAAGTACGAAGAATGGTTACGTCCCGACAATCTGTTGAGGATAGAAGGTTGGGCGAGGGACGGTCTAACTGATGAGCAGATAGCCAAGAATATTGGAATTTCAAAGAAAACCTTTTATGAATGGAAATCAAAATATAGTGTCTTTAGTGACTCCCTAAAAAAGACCAAGGAAATTGTTGACCGTGAAGTGGAAAACGCATTATTCAAGCGTGCTCTTGGTTATATGGTTGAGGAATCTAAAGAGACGATATCCGATAAGGATGGGAGAAAGGTTGAGACATTCACGAGGCATATCCCGGGTGATGTAACTGCACAGATATTCTGGCTTAAGAACCGTAAAGCTAAGGAGTGGCGTGAGCATCAGGAAGTTGAAGTTAATATTGACGCTCTGAACAGAGCTGCAGAGATTCTGGGAGGTATCGAGAGTGTCATTGACGATTAAGCAGAGGGAATACCTGATGTCCTGCAATCACCGATGGAACTGTAAAATCGGTGCTACCGGCTCGGGCAAGTCCTTCGTTGATTATGCTGCGGTTATTCCAAAGAGGATCCAGGCCTGCAAGGGTGAAGGGCGTATAGTGCTTTTGGGCAATACCAGAGGGACACTGGAGCGTAACATCCTTGATCCTATGCGAGAGATATGGACTTCTGATCTGGTCGGGAATATCCGGGCAGACAATACTGTGTATATCTTCGGCAAGAAGGTTTATGCCTTGGGAGCTGACAATAAAAAGCATACGTCCAGGATTCAGGGTATGACTATCGAATACTGCTACGGTGATGAGGTTACTACTTGGAGCCAGGATGTTTTTCAGATGCTCAAGTCTCGTCTCAGGTGCGATCATTCTCATTTTGATGGTACGTGCAATCCTGATTCTCCTAATCATTGGTTCAAGGCATTCCTGGAATCTGATGCAGATATCTATGCTCAGAATTATGTCATAGATGATGGCGTACTCCCGCCTTATGTAGTTGAGGAGCTGAAGAAGGAATATGCCGGGACTGTTTATTATGACAGATACATTTTAGGCAAGTGGGCGCTTGCGGAGGGTCTTATTTATCCGATGTACCAGAAAGCGCTTGTGAATAGCCTGCCTGTCGACAGTGCCGGAAATGTTATCCCTGCTACTGATTATGTCGTCTCAATCGACTACGGCACCATGAATGCCTTCGCTGCTATTCTCTGGGCTAAGCGTGGCGGTGTCTGGTATGGTGAGCGTGAGTATTATTATTCAGGGCGGAATACTGGCATCCAGAAGACCGATGAGGAGTATGCTTCTGATCTTGATAAATGGATAGCTGACATTTGGGAAGTTTATCAGGAGAAATATTATGGTATGGGCAGGATTACTACGATTATTGACCCTTCGGCGGCATCATTTATTGCCCTGCTGAAAAAGCGTGAGTGGAGTAAGGTCCGGTCAGCCGATAATGCTGTGAGCGATGGTATACGAGAAACAGCTGTATGCATGCAGATGGGACTGATTAAGCTTTTACGTGGCGCCATGCAGAATACTATTAGCGAGTTCGGCGGTTATGTATGGGATGATACGAGCGTTGAAGAGAAACCGGTCAAGGTTGACGATCACGGATGTGACAGTACACGCTATTTTTGTAAAACAATGAAGCTTGCTGCGAAGAACCGTCAGCGTAGTCTTTAGTGATATAAGGAGGATTATATGGTAACCTATCAGGATTTTTTAACAGCTCCCGACAGGACTGCATTTGTGAAGTCCTGCATCGAGAAGCACAAGTCATCATCCCTTTATCAGACTGCTTTGCTTGCTGACGAATATGACCGTCACCAGAACAGGACGATTAAGAGATATCAGAAGCTCATCAATGACATAACGGGAAAAGCTATCCCGGATATATGGGGAGCGAACTACAAGATGGCCAGTAAGTTTTTTTCAAGATTCATAGTGCAGGAGAATCAGTACCTGCTTGGGAATGGTATTACATGGAATGATGATGCTACCCAAGAAAAGCTTGGCAAAGGCTTCGATACCAAAATGCAGAAACTGGGACGTATGGCTCTGAGTGGCGGTGTCTCATTTGGTTTCTGGAACATGGATCATCTGGAGCCATTTTCAGTCCTTGAATTTGTGCCATTGTATGACGAGGAGAACGGTGCGTTGATGGCAGGCGTCAGATGGTGGCAGATCGACGAAAACAAGCCGTTAAGGGCTACCTTGTATGAGGTGGACGGGTATACGGAGTATCAGTGGGATAAAACTCACCCCGAAGGTTTTATTCTTTATGACAAGAGGGCATATAAGCTGACTAAGAAAGAATCTGTTGTGGATGGGGTTATCTACAACGGAGAAAATTATCCGTCATTCCCGATAGTGCCGTTGTGGGGCAATTATCACCGCCAGAGTGAGATTGTAGGCTTGCAGGAGCAGATAGACTGTTATGACCTCATCAAATCTGGATATGCTAACAATGTGGATGAGGGCTCTCTGATCTATTGGACGCTGAATAATGCAGGCGGAATGGATGATGTGGATCTTTCGCAGTTCGTAAAGAAGATGAAGACCCTTCATGCGGTTACTATGGACGATGGGGTGAATGTTGAATCTCATCAGCTTGAAGTACCATACGAGAGCCGAGAAGCATTGCTTAAGAAACTTAGGGCTGACCTGTATGAAGATGCCATGGCTCTTGACACGCAGAATATCGCATCCGGAGCTGTGACGGCTACGCAGATAAAGGCAGCGTATGAACCGTTGAACAGCAAGACGGACGAATATGAGTACTGTGTATGCGAGTTTCTGGAAGGGCTGCTCAAGATTGTAGGGATAAAGGATGAGCCTACGTTTACTCGTTCCGTATTGGTTAACAGCCAGGAAGAAATACAGACACTGATCCAGTCTGCACAGTATCTTGATCCTGAATACGTTACAAGAAAAGTCCTAACCCTTCTTGGGGATGGCGATATGGCGGATGAAGTGCTGAAAAGAATATCAGCTGATGAGCTGGACAGAGGCGGCGTGACTGATGATGGCGATATAGAGGACTTGAACGATGAAGACGCATAAATATTCCCTGATGCTATAAAGGGCAGTCTACGGGGCTGTACGTGCGTTTGCAGGGGTGTTTGATATGCTTGATTATACGGGTGGCAACAAGAAGGGCAGCTCTGATCCAGCAGATGCTGCTACGGATAAGATACTGAAAAATATAGAGAATCAGATTACAAAGGAATATGCTCAGGCAGAGAAAGAGATTAAGCAGAAGCTGGATGATTACCTGCGGAGGTTTCAGGTAAAGGATGAGCTGAAAAGGAAAGCTCTTGCTAATGGTCTTATCTCTGAAGATGAATATAAGCAGTGGCGGATCGGGCAGATAATGATGGGGAAGCGCTGGGAAGAGATGCGGGATTCGATAGCCAAAGACCTTACCAACGCTGACCAGATAGCCAGGTCGATAGCATTCGGGCATATGCCTGAGGTTTATGCCATAAATCATGATTATGGTACATTCCAGATTGAGGCAGCTTCGTTGCTTGATACATCCTATACGCTCTATGACCGCCAGGCTATGGAGCAGCTGATGAAGGATAATGATCAGACCTTCATCCCTGCTCCCGGCCGGAAGGTCACTCAGGCCATAAACGAGGGCAAGGCTATGGCATGGAACCGCAAGCAGGTGCAGTCGGCTATGATGCAGTCACTGCTCCAGGGCGAGTCGATTCCGGATATCGCTACTAGGCTTGCAAAGACTGTAGGCGAGAGTGACCGCAAGGCAGCAATCAGGAATGCCAGGACAATGACTACTGGCATCGAGAATGCCGGCAGGATGGCGAGCTACAAGCGTGCAAATGATATGGGCATAGAAACACAGAAACAATGGCTTGCTACGCTTGACAGCAGAACCAGGCACTGGCATTCTTCTCTTGACGGGGTAAAGGTAGACAATGATAAACCGTTCACAAATGAATACGGTGATATCATGTATCCAGGAGATCCTGCTGCCGATCCGAGCAATATATTCAACTGCCGGTGCACGCTGATAGCATCCATTAAGGGCTTTGAACGTGATGTGTCGGATATGGGGCTCAGGCATGATGACAACCTGGGCGATATGACCTATGACGAGTGGAGAGCTGGGAAATATGACCAGATTTCTGATCCGATAACGAAGCAGGATGATATTGCGGAAATCATGAAGCGGAAGTATGGGGAGGAGTATGCTGCTTTAAATAATTTATCAAATAATAATGATTCTGACTTGAAATATTCTGCTGCAAGTGTTAATATAGATATAGGGGAGATAAATGTTCCAAGGTCTGAGGAAATTGATAGTTTTATTGACTCGCAACAGATTCATGATAGATTTCCCAACATTATTTTTGAAGAATCATTTGATGTTGCTGATCTGGAAATACAGAAAGAAATTGCTCAAGGTCTCGACTTTATGAAGGGATTATTTGGGGATCAGGCTTTACCCCAAAAATTAGCAGTAGCAAAAATGTCAGATTATGGGACATGTAGTCTATCTGGAAGAATATGTATTAAGTCAGGAATGCAGCCAGGTCTTACCCTGTTGACAACGTGTCATGAATGTGTACATAGGTTGGATAATATTAATGGTGACATAGCTGAAGATATTATGAGAGCTGCATATAAAAGTATCAAAGTTAGATTTGGCACAAATGCTGCTGATAAAATACTTGTTGATTCAATTGGACCCGGAGCATATATAAAGTATGGAAAAAGAAAAGACAAGCTTAATAGAAAGTTACATCCAAGATATGATGAGCAAATGGCATGGAGTTTTGAAAGTTCGCTACATGACAAAAATGATCTATTAGGGTCAGCGGTTTTTGAAGAATTGAAAAGGAGGTTTGGCGATAATGGGTGATGAGAGAAGTAGAGTGGCATATTTTGAGCCAGACTGGTTCCGTGATGAAACGAGACGGCTTTCGCAAAAATGGATTGAAAGCAAATCAGATTTAGATGTGGTAGATTATATATTGAAAAATGCATCGCCGGAATACTTGAAAATGTATGATGAAGAGAAAAAGGCATTTGAAAGAGCATCCTAACAAGGGTGCTTTTTCTGAAAGAGGTAGTTTATGGATATAAAAGTAAACATCACCAGTAACCGTGAACTTATAGATCAGGCAACAGATGAAGCTATTGAAAGGGCTCTGGAAGCTATCGGGTTGCAAGCTGAGGGATATGCTAAAATGCTTTGTCCTGTAGACACCGGCAGACTTCGAAACAGCATCACGCATACTGTGGATGTTGCCGAGCAGAAAGCATACGTAGGAACAAATGTGGAGTATGCTGCGTATGTTGAAATGGGCACATCAAAGACCAAGGCTCAGCCGTACCTCCAGCCGGCAGTTTACAATCATGCTGATGAGTACAGCAAGATGGTAGAACATTTTTTAAAAAATGGTTGACATATACAGAGCAATTTGCTACACTTGTAGTATAAAAACAGAATAAGACGCTAGCGGGTAAGACATCCGCTAGGCATTAGAAGTCCATGTAATGTGAAAGGACCAACAGTTGACTTTAGAAGTCGGCAGTTGGTCCTTTTTTGTCTTTTTCTGGAAATCCTAATCTGCGAAGAAGGGCAGACCGAAGAATATGGAGGAAATAATATGGCACTTGGTAGGAAGTATATGCAGGGAATGGGGCTGACTGAAGAACAGATCAACGCAATCATCGAGGCTAATGAGGAGACTATCTCCGGGCTGAAAGCCGAGATTGAGAAATTCAAAACTGCAGGCGAGGAAACTGAAAAGAAACTCGCAAAGGCTCAGAAGGAATTGGGCGAACTTAAGGAAGCTGCTGAAAAGAATGACGGCAAGAATCCTTATAAGGTTAAGTACGATGCATTGAAGGAAGAGTTTGAGGCATTCAAGGCTGATACAGAGAAAGCTGCATCAAAGGCGGCTAAAGAGAATGCATACAAGGCGCTCCTGAAGGAGACCGGCATACTCGAAAAGCATATTGACAAGGTCTTGAAGGTTTCTGATCTGGACAGCATCGAGCTTGACAAAGATGGAAAGATAAAGGATGTTGATGCACTTAAGAAATCCATAAAAGAGGAATGGGATGATTTTATCCCGCAGAATATGGGCACACAGGGTGCTAATACATCGACACCACCAGCAAACACGGGTGGGAAGAAAACCAAGGATGAGATTCTGGCTATTAAGGATACTGCGGAACGGCAGAAAGCTATAGCTGAGAATATCAACCTGTTCGGAATCTAAAGGAGGATAATATGTCGAAGACAAATTTGACTAAAGCAGCTAACATCGATGTTAGCGTAAGAGAAATTGATTTCGTCACCAGGTTCAACAAGAACTGGGACGCACTCAGAACTATCATGGGAATCATGAGGCCTATTAGAAAGGCTCCCGGAACAAAGCTTGTAGCTTACAACACAAGCGTTACTTTACAGCCGGGTAACGTAGGCGAGGGTGAGGAAATCCCTTACTCACTTGCAGAAGTTACAGAGGCAGCATATGGCGATGTTACCATCGAGAAGTATGCTAAGGCTGTATCAATCGAAGCTGTTAGCAAGTATGGCGCAGCAGTAGCTGTTGAGAAGACAGACGATGAGTTCCTTAACCAGCTTCAGGGCAAGGTATTAGAGAAGTTCTATACATTCCTTAATACCGGATCGCTTGTAGATACCGCAGACTCATTCCAGAGCGCACTTGCCAAGGCAAAGGGAAACGTCCTTAATAAGTTCGCTTCTATGGATAGGAGCGTTACTGATGTGGTTGGTTTCTGCAACATCCTGGATGCTTATGACTACCTTGGAGCAGCAAACATCACGGTGCAGACCCAGTTCGGCCTGACCTACATCAAGGATTTCATGGGGTACAGCACATTGTTCCTTCTTCCTGCAAAGTATATTGCAAGAGGCAAGGTTATAGCTTTGCCGGTTGAGAATATCGATCTTTACTATGTAGATCCCAGTGATTCTGATTTCGCAAAACTCGGATTACAGTACACTGTAGAGGGCGAGACCAATCTCATTGGATTCCATGTAGCAGGACGCTACGAAACAGCAGTCGGAGAGAGTTTTGCCCTTATGGGTATGACTCTCTGGGCTGAATACCTTGATGGTATTGCAATTGTATCGGTAAACTCGGGAAACTTGACTAGTGCTACTGTTACACCTGCGGACAGCGGCACTGATTATTGGGGAACCACAGCAGGTCAGATGCAGAGTGGCGTAAGTGTTGCTAATGGTGCTATCACCGGTACGCTTAACAATCTCACAAGCGGTCAGCTTGTTACTGACTGGGGCGAGGGACATTTCATCGCACTTAAGTTTGACAACTTCTCAAGCGGCCTTACCTATTCGGATGTAAAGGTTGGACTCCACAACTCCGAAGGAGCTGGACTCGTAACACTTGATTCCGACAAGGACGGCGTATTCAAGATAACCGACAAGAACAATCAGAAGCTGATGGTAGTACAGTCCAAGAACGGTGCTACAAAGACTCAGTATTTTGATCTGTCCGGTTTGACACTTGCATAAGGAGGCAGTTATGTCAGTAATCGTTAACGGAAAAAAGACAGCTCAGAAGCCCAAGAAGGAAGAACCTAAGAAGGCTGAAGAGAAGAAAGATAAAAAATAGTGCGAGGTGTTCTGTATGCTGACCGAGTTTTTCCAGTATTTAAGGAACTGGTTCTACGGAAATGAACCGAGGTTCGATGGTGATTTTACCATCGCAGATGGACAACTGAATATTTCTGAAGATATCAAGCTCGGCCAGTATTACAGGATCTTTGGCAGTACATTTAATGATGGCGTTTATCTTCATGATGGTAAAGAGGCGCTCCTGGCTGAAACTTTTACGGGTACGGTTAGGCTCATGGCCGTACCTAGGGAAGTTTCTACTCTGATCAGCGAGATATCTGCTTGGCAGGCTAAGTATGGAAGAGTGGATACGGAGGCAATGTCGCCTTTTGCATCTGAATCGTTCGGTGGATACTCATACTCTAAAGGACAGTCTTCAGGCGGTGGAATAGCAGGCGGAGCAAATTGGCAGCAGGCTTTTGCATCACGGCTGAATTTATGGAAGAAGGTGTGATATGAGTTTACTTACATCTTCTTTTGAGCCATTTATAGTGATAAATAAACAGACTGTGCCGGACGGATATGGCGGTACTACAACAGCATACACAGAAGGGATAGAAATACAGGGTGCTATGCCTCTGGATGATTCAGTGCAGGTCAAGATAGCTCAGGCTATGGGAGCAAAAGCCCTTTATACACTGACAGTCAGAAAGAACGTAGAGCTTGATTTCCATACCGTACTTAAGAGAAAGCGAGATAACAAATATTTCAGGCTGACATCAGGGACCGAGGATAAGCAGACGCCTGCAACTGCTGGACTGAATATGCGGCAGTATTCTGCTGAAGAGTTCGAGATCGGAGGCGGGAATGGATAAATTGCAAGCCTATAACCAGTTCTGGAATAGCTTCAGCATTCCTGCATATGATCAGTATAGCGTTCCTGATGAAGCTAAACCGCCATATATTACATACCAGACCGCATCTGATGATTTTGATAACGGGTTATTCCTAACTGCATCAATATGGTATAGAAGCGATTCATGGAGTGAGATAACCCGAAAAGAGCAGGAAATATCTAATTTTATTAGCAGGGGCGGTGTGAATATCCCTTATGACAATGGTGCGTTCTGGATCACGAAAGGCAGTCCTTGGGCTCAGCGTATGAATGACCCTGAGGATGATATGATCAGGCGCATTGTTTTACAGTTTAATATTGAATTTTTTGATTAGGAGGCATGAAATGAAATATACGAAGATACCTTCAGATACATTCAAGACCATGGGACTGAATGCCGGTATATTTGTTGAGCACTTTACTCCGGAGACCGGTGATGCTTCAGGAATCATCGGAGCAACTTCTGGCGGGGCTGATTTCAAGGCGACTCCGTCTTTCACTGATTTCGGAGAGGATATTGATAACTGTCCTGATGATGTAAAGGAACTGAAAAGGCTTGACGGATGGGATGTATCTGTTACTGGCACGTTGCTCACGGTAAAAGCAGGGTCGCTTCAGATGCTCATGGCAGCGGCTGATGCTGATTCGCAGAATTCCGGACATCTTATACCTAGAAGCACCCTTAATCTTTCTGATTTCAAGGATTTATGGTGGGTAGGGGACTATTCTGATAATAATGATGGAGTAAATGCCGGCTATATTGCGATACATCTGAAGAATGCTCTTTCTACAGGCGGATTCGAGCTTAAGTCATCAAAGAAGAACAAGACACAGTTCCCGTTCACATTCACCGCTCATACTACGATAGCTAATCCTGATGATGTGCCATATGAGCTCTATATTCAGGATGGAACAGGTGCAGATGCTGGCATCGAGCTGAACAGGCATACCCTTGAGCTTGATGTTGACGGAACTGAGACACTGATAGCAACTGTGGCACCTGTTGGAGCTACGGTGACATGGTCTTCAGCTGATTCGACTACAGCTACAGTATCGAATGGTCTTGTTACAGGCAAGGCTGCCGGCAATACAGTGATAACCGCTAGCATTACTGACAGCGGAGTTACATACAGTGATACCTGTACGGTTATAGTGACAGATTAAGGAGCATGCCATGAATAAACTATTAGCGACGAGAGGCGAGGAAGGGCTTGAGCTGCTTGCCGACATATTGGGACCTGTGACGGTCATATTCAATGACGGGAAGTTCAAAGAACTGACTAAGAAAGGCGACAAACTGTCAGCCGTACAGTATGTACTGAAGTATTATCCCGGTGATGTGCTGTATGTTATGGCAAAAGCCAATGGAATGGATCAATCTGAGTACAATCCGAATCCGGTTGAGCTGATATCGGATGTGCTGAAATTCCTGAATGATCCAGACATGGCAAATTTTTTCGCTTTGCAGGGCTGGATAGATTCGAACGGTGCTTCTGGCTCTGCTACGGAGAATACCGGGGAAGCAGACAATCAGTAAAGAATTTCATGCGGTACGTACAGGCTCGGTATGCTGATGATCAGGATGAGCTTGCGTACCGCATTTATTTAACTGATGAACTGTATTATTCGGACAGGGGAATGTCACATTCCCTGACTTACAAGGAGCTTGTAGGGCTTTCGGCTGACAGGGCTGATGCGGATGACCGTTCCGGAGATGAGATTGTGGAAGATGTGATAAAGAATGCAGGATTGGTGGTGAGATAAATGAATTTATTTGATCTTGTTGCGGTATTGACGCTCAATAAATCAGAATATGAAAAAGGTCTTGATGCCGCTGAACAGGAAGCCGAAGGCTTTGGCAGTAAGGCAAAGCAAGCGTTCGGGACTGCCGCTAAAGTCGGTGCAGGGATCGCAACAGTTGCGGCGGGGGCTGTGACTGGGATGACAAAGCTTGCTTCTTCATCAGCATCTGCCATGGATGAGATAGATAAAGCTTCTCAGAAGATAGGGATATCAACGGAAGCTTATCAGGAATGGGCTCATGCTATGGATCTGTCCGGTATGTCCATCGATACGATGAAGACAGGCATGAAGTCCCTGCAGAAGGCTATGACCGGACTGGATGAGGAGGGGAATGCTACAAGCGAGGAGTTCCAGAAGCTTGGTATATCTTTGACAAATTCAGATGGGAGTATGAGATCTGTTGAAGATGTCATGAACGATACCATCCTTGCACTGTCTAGTATGGAGGAAAGCGCAGAGCGTACGACCATTGCAACAAAGCTTTTCGGTCGTGCTGGGACAGAGATGGCACCGCTCCTGAACAGCGGGGCGGAAGCCATAACGGAGATGAGGCAGGAAGCACATGACCTGGGGCTTGTATTCAGTGAGGAAGCGGTCAAGTCGGGGGCGCATCTCAATGATACGATGACGAATCTCAAGAATAGCTTTGGGGCTGTCAAGACTAGGCTGGGCTCGTCGCTGATGCCTGTTGTTGAGACATTTGCGAACAAATTGATGGATTTCCTTCCAAGGGTTCAGGAGATATTTGACAGGCTGGCTCCTACGCTCGGGAATATGTTTGATAAGCTGATGCCTGTGGTGTTCGACCTTGCAGATGCGATACTTCCAGTTATTTTCAATACGATGGATGCTCTTATGCCGATATTTACGGATGTAGCTAACACCGTATTGCCAATCATTACAGATATAATAGGAAAGCTTGCACCAATATTGGGTCAGCTGGTAGAAACGGTAATGCCTGTACTCCAGAAGATATTGGAAGCAATCACGCCGATAATAAATACTTTATGGCCGGTACTGTCAAGCATACTTGATATAGTTCTTTCACTCCTTGAACCTTTGCTCAATATTGCACTGACAGCGCTCCAGCCGATAATAGCCGCACTCCAGATACTTAATCCTCTTTTTGAGGTAGTGGCGGCTGTGCTTCAGCCGATACTCGACCTTATAAACCTTATTCTGAAACCGGTAACTGACTTTATAAACTTCCTGTTCGGAGACATAACGAGCGGAGTGGATGATGTCAACAATAGCCTGGGCGAGGGCGGACTTTTAGGCAGTCTAGGAGATGTATCAAGCTTCCTGTTCGGTGACTTTTCGGATGCATTCAATATGCTAGGGAGCATCTTAGGCGAAGCGACAAGCTTCATTGGTGATGCTTTCCATGGGATAATCAATTTTATTCAAGATCCTAAGCAGGCCTTGGGCGACTTTTTCGATTGGGTAGGCGGTAAGATAGAGACCTTAAAGGGTGGACTGAAAGCGCTCACTGAAATATCTGACGTTAAGAAGGAGACCGAGAAGGCGCATGCTAATATGGAGGCCGCTAGTAGCGCATGGGCGCAGGCCGAGGAGAACGGCTACAGGAAGATAGACAACGGGGACGGTACGAACATTATAGTCCACAAGGATTCGGACATTTGGAAGAAATATGCAAAGGAGCATAATATCCCGGAGCTTGCCGAGGGTGCGGTGCTGGAACCCAACAAGCCTTTTATGGCTGTAGTCGGAGACCAGAGACAGGGCACGAACGTAGAAGCTCCGCTTGCAACAATCCAGGAAGCGGTAAGAAACGTGATCAACAGTGGATTTTACAGGAATCAACAGCCATATATAATAAATCATACTGGCATTATCACTGTAAGAGGTATTGATAGGGACGGAAATAATGAAGAGATATATGACTATGTAATAAACCATACTACAGGCGTCATGAGACGGCAGAAGAGGATGTGATTATATGGCGGCTATGGATTTTATGATTGGGGAGACGGTGGTCGGCAAAGTGCTGAACTACAAGAAAAAGCATACGGCACAGAAAGTGATAAGCACTGCCCTGGACGGCACTGTTTATTCACAGCAGACCGGGAATGCGCTTGTAAGATATGAAATGGATGTTTACTGCTCGACTTCGACAAACAGAAATAGTATCGATTCGGCAAATGATCAGTGCTATCCCGTGCAGTTCATCCAGCGGAACGGACTCCAAGCAGTGACTGGGATAATAGAAGAAGATACCATAGACTGGAAGGAATGGAAAGACGGTCATGGAGTCGGGCATTTCACGATTATAAAGGAGACGGCATGAGGACTGATATCTCTAACTCTATATTGGAAAAAACCGCTCTAAAGAACCAGAATACGGCGAATAATGCGAATCCGAAACTGTCCCTGATAATTGCAAGGAAGGAGACAATCCTTGATGATATCGACTTCACGGAAAGGCGTAGAGCGGTAAAGACCACAAAAGATACTGTCAAGGATGTGGCGATAGCGGTCTCGCACCCTAAAAGGGGAGGCGAAGATGAATCTGCATGGATAGCGTATGTCAGGAGCGGTAAACTGCACGTGCGCTGGAGCAAGCTTTCAACAGAGGCATCGGATATAGACTGGAATACATGGAATCTCGATGATATAACTGCAGCAAAATGCGACATTGTCTTCGATTCCCTTTCTTACGCAAAGATGGGCGGTGGCATAGAATATGTGACAAGGGGATATCCCTGGGTCTTCTACCTTTACAACGGTGCGATAAAATATATCGATCTTAACACGGATGAAGAGACCACGCTCGTGGAATCGGGGGCATCGATGCTCTCGGCTCGTCAGACTCCCGATGGCGTGGGTCTGTTCTATGTCAAATCCGGGACGATATACTATAAGCTCCATTCATCCCTTGGATGGGGCAGTGAGACCACCGCTGTGGTATATAGCAGTGGGACAATAAGGGATTTCTCGACATATTATAAGCGCGACGGATTCGGGCTCCAGGTTTCGTCGGGTGGGCATCTGTATGTATGCGAATGCGACAGCTCATTCAATTGGGGCTCCTGGGAGTATGTCGAGGATACGGATAAGACAGGCGCAGTGGTAGATTATTTTGATGGGAAGAGGGAAGCCTTCTTCGATAAAGGGAAATTCTGCTACAGCATATATGACCAATATCTAGGATGGAGCTCGGCTGTGAAATTATATGAGCCGAGCTATTCAGTAATAGAGCATGACCACACGAACGAAGGAACTGTGTATTTCACGATGATAATGGAGCGCACGAACAATGATGTTGTTTACTTCTTCCGTTATGTATATATGAAGGACGCATCTGCGTATACTCAGAACGTCGACCAGCTCCTGCAGGTGGACAATCCCATCACACAGATAAATGCGACCCTTAAGAATATAGACGATTCACTCTATACTTCGGACGCATCGCTCTTCGCACCTTCATCAGTAATGAAGCTGGGCGTTTCATACGGCGACTCTTCACTTGTGAATCTCGGGACGGCATATATCGACGAGGCGAGCATCCAAAGAGGCGGTCCTACCGTTTCGCTGTCCGGCAGGAATAAGACGGGAGTTTATCTCAATGACCAATCCTTCGGGGATGATGTGGAGCTTACGGACACACCTTCATTGATCGTGGAGGCTATAATGACCAAGTTCGGGTTGGAGGACGATTATGACTGCGACCTTTCTGCCGATGGGACGTTTGAAAGTCCTAATATCATAACCATGCAGGTCACTGCCAAAATGACGGGTCTTGATGCCCTGGAGACCCTCGGCAAATTACTCTCCGATGACCGCTTGAATAAGCACTGGAAATTCGAAGAGACGTGCGATGGATATATAGTAGTGGGATATGACGAGTTCAGGAGCGAGTATATCCCTAAGAACTACTATACATTCAATGGCAGGAGCGATGTATTCGTCCAGAACGTCGACAAATGCATCGATGGGGTATATTCCAAGGTCAGATGTACCGGGACTACAAAAAAGGGCAAGGAAATCGCTTACACGGCTAATGTAAAGAACTTTCGGTTCTGGGACGTCGGGGATTCTAGGATATACCATGCCGACCCGATAGAAGGGATTGAGAAGGACGAGCTTAAGAAATACGCAAAGGCTCTCGCTCAGCAGTTAAAACAGGCAGGA